ACCATTTACATATGTCACGTTTACAGTCAATGAAGTGCCCGAATATGATGTAATCAATCCTTCCATGTATTGGCTTGGGACTGATGTGGCATATACCCTGACATATTGGCCAACTGCAAATGCGGTCACACTTGCATCTAAATTGGTTGTAAATGATTTGCTACCAAGTCCAATTGAATTGGAGCCTGTAGCAGTTAACCCAGAATAACCCAATCCAGAATATCCACTAATGCCTGAATATCCTGATATACCGCTTCCGCTAAAACCGCTATACCCAGATATACCCGACTGACCAACCGCACCGCTATAGCCACTTATCCCTGAAAATCCGCTATAACCGCTAACACCTGAACCAGAGTAACCGCTAAATCCACTATATCCTGAAATTCCAACAGCACCTGAGAATCCGCTAAATCCGCTATACCCACTTACGCCACTTCCAGAATAACCAGAGTAACCGCTAATGCCAGAAAATCCACTATATCCAGAAACGCCAGAACCACTAAATCCAGAAAATCCGCTAGTGCCAGAAAAACCGGAATAGCCACTTACACCGCTACCCGAATAACCCGAGTAACCTGAATAGCCACTAACGCCAGAGCCAGAATAACCGCTATAGCCAGAAATGCCTGAACCGCTAAAACCACTATAGCCACTTATGCCAGAATAACCGCTAAATCCAGAAATTCCACTAGCGCCAGATGGTCCAACGATTTGACCAACATTTACCCAAGCTGAAGACTCCCACACATACAAATCGCCATTAGAAGCGACAATGTACGCATCATTAGGATTATTACCAGTTGCAGGCAAATTAGCTGGAGTAGCCACCGTACCTTTAATATTTATAGAAGTCCCTTGTTGACCCGAATATCCTGAAAACCCAGAATAACCCGAAATGCCTGAACCACTATATCCGCTAAAGCCAGATTGACCGCTAAAACCCGATGCACCTTGTCCTCCAGTTGCTCCAGAAATACCGCTATATCCGCTATAACCTGAAGTCCCTTGTGCTCCTGTTGCTCCTGAAAATCCGCTAATCCCTGAAAATCCAGAGTATCCGCTTAAACCACTACCAGAGTATCCGCTGAAACCTGAATACCCAGACGTACCGCTAATACCGACACCGGAGTACCCGCTTATTCCTGAAAATCCCGACAAACCTTGTGCGCCCGTAGCTCCAGAAATGCCACTAAATCCAGAGTATCCGCTTGTTCCTGAGCCAGAAAATCCCGAATAACCAGAGTATCCCGAAATGCCACTTCCAGAAAATCCCGAAATGCCTGAAAATCCCGAAATGCCTGAATATCCGCTATAGCCGCTATATCCGCTATAACCAGCACCAGATTGACCAGAATAACCGCTATAGCCACTCCATCCACTTACGCCCGAACCTGAATAACCTGAGTATCCAGAATATCCGCTTGCTCCTGAAAATCCGCTAACTCCAAAGCTAGACTTGTCTACTTTTACAATTTGATTTGCAGGAGGATCGACTTTAACAATGACGTTATTTTCATTGATTACGTTTACTTTTATTCCCATGATCACTCCACGACAATGCCGTCAGAACGGACAATAAAGAACAAAAAGATGATGATATCTTGAGCTGGCGTAGTCCCATTAGCAGGAAAACTGATTTTAATTCTTCCAGAAAATCCAGCACCATTGACGTTATTAATTTCCAAATCAGGATCGCTTGCCATTGTCCCCCAAGCACTTTCGTCCATCAAAAGTGTAAAAAATCCAGTCGCATCGTTGCGATTTGTGATTGTCAGAGATATTGGAGAAGGCGTAGGAGTGTAGTCTGCTATGTCAAAAGTCAACCCGTTGCGAGTATCCATTACATTTGACAAAAGCCTACGAATAATCTGAGCGTCAATCGTAGCCCCAGTTGTAGGTAAAAACCCTGTATCATTTTCGAGTTGAATATTCCAAAACTCTTTTTGCTGATACACCAACTCACCAGAAAGAATCTGATTATTAAAGCCCGAAATCTGGGCGAGCGAATTCTTATTAAAGACTGCCATAAAATTTCCCTTACTAGGTTTTGACGCTCCCGACCTACTGGCCTGAGTACGAATATTTTATGTTGTTTTTTATTATTTTAACCGCCCATATAAATGCACGCAATCATTTTAACTTCACTAGGCGAAGAAAACATAACATTTTCCCTTGACTTTGCCACCGTGTAAGAATGAAATACATCATCGGATTGTTTCATCCCTTTGCCCACCATATCAGATGCAACAATAAAATCACCGATATTTATATTGCCATTTTGACCGCACACGTTCATTTGACCTTCACCCAAGGCATTAACCCCAATACACCTATACGTATCGTAAATATTGGCATACGCTGGTTTTAATTGAACTTTAGTCATAGTCCCATCTTCAGCCATTGTATATTCAGCCATTGCCGCAGGTACAAAACCTACTCCAGTCGTACCTGTATAAACCCCAATCACTCCTGCTTGATTAGCTTTACTGCTCATTGACATTTGTGTAATCGTATCGTTTACAGTATTAGCCGCCAACACTTGCACATCTACCATTAAATCCCCAATTTGGGGTTCGGTTTCAGTCAATAATTGCATTGCATCGTGAGCACCAGTAAACGGATAAGCCGCACCCGAATAAATGTAATACGCATAAGAAGTCCCACCGTTGTAATATGCAAGTCTAATATCCGCAGATGTTCCAGACTGTAAATTGCTAGCTCCATTAGTTTGGAATTGACCTCCACCATTTCCAGCACCTAAAAGCCCTAAATTTCTATAAGTGGTGAATGTACTATTACCACCACCAACACCAAAAACTGCCGCCGCATTTCCACTTGTATCAGTTGTACCAGCACCGAAAGCATTTCCTGCATTAGTATTAGCTACTAATAATCCATAATAACCAATATTAGCCGATACAAAAGCACCACCAGCCTGATAACCTCCGATTGAACTACCTACACCCAAACCAAAGGTAACATAACTATTGAATGTTCCACTTGAATTGGATTTCAAAGAATTAACTGTGATTGTGTTGGTGTCAATATTTCCGCCATCAATAAACGTAGTACCAGTAGAAGTTGCTAAATTAGTAAAAGATACTAACCCGTTAAAGTTAGTCCAGTTATAGACAGTACTGATCGTTATTGTTTGTGATCCACCATACGTAGATTCGATTACATAATATCTAGCCGCCCAAAACTGCGTTGTATACGTAGCCGTTGGAGCAGTAAACGTAGTTGACCACCCAGATGTTAAACTTGAAAACGATCCAGTAGAAAAGTTATATCCGCTAGCCGTAGGTGCGGCAGGTGCAGTTGATTGTGACGTTGCATAATAAAGCTCTCCAGTAGCCGATCTTGGTCCAGTAGCACCAGTAGAACCCGTGCCTGAATATCCGCTTTGACCTGAATAACCGCTACTACCACTTGCTCCAGAATAACCGCTTGCTCCAGAAAGTCCAGTCGGTGCCCATACAAAAGCACCGCTTTTTGGGCTAAGCGTAGAATTATTAACTTCACTTCCTACAGTAAAAGCAAAATAATAAGTGCCAGCAGGTAATACGTTATCTGCAAAAACAAAAGTACTGCCATTTGTAATAGGTTGATTGTTAGATGATTTAACCGTAATTAAAGTTTGCCAATCACCACTTGAAGGAGTAGCCGATGTTGTATAAAACAAAGTCCCAGTAGTTACCCTTCCAACAGTAGGAATATTTACCGACACATCAATATGAGGAATTGTTGCCGCAGGATAACCAGTTGCAGTAGGAGCACTTAAAGCTGAAAAGAAATTAGGAGAAGCGATACCACTATTAGGAGCAGGTACGTATTGCGTAATTGATCCAGTACCGTATACCGCAGAGTTGTACTCAATCAACTGTACCGAAGCTCCCAAAGTACCATCTGGCATTGAAGACTCTTTAACCTGCATTACTCTAAACTGCTTGGAACTCCATCCGTAGTATGAATTTGTAACTGTTACTACATCTCCAGCATTAACTTGAATTCCTGTGTAATTTGTAGAGAAACTTACAATTAAATCCTCACGTGCTTGTTCTAGCGTTCTATTTGCCAAATATTGAGCCGTAACACTATTGTTTGTTAAATCATACGAAACTGTAAATTTATTAACCGGTTCGTTTTGATAAAGCAAATTAGAAGGAGTCTGCAACTCTACATATCCAGCTTGATCTCGATTAGTAGAATCATTAAACTTTGCTTCAATCTGGTTAATCATCTGTGTGATATCCAGCTCGCTCGTAGTAATATTTCCAATGATATTGTTATCGTTAAAATCAAAAGAAGGCGAAATTGCCTGATTGATAGTAACCGCCCACTTACCATTTGTAACTTGATACGATTGCCACGAATCGCAACACGTCATCATCAAATCAATATTTGATAAAACAGTCTGTCCAGTATCCAGCACTCCATTAAATCTATACCTAGCCTGATATTGTGTAGCTCCTCCACCTGAAGGCGTATATCCAATCAATTGCTCTGAATAAGTATTAAGAGCAGTAGCTGAAGATGAATCTACATAAGCAGGATCGACCGCACCACCATAAACCGTATTTGTAAGATAGTCGTACCATACGTCTCCGCACTTAGCCGCACCTGCACCATTTAGGTAATGACTTACGTAAAAAGTAATTGGTTGAAGTGAAGTTGTTCCAGCCGAATTGTTGTTATACACCAGTCGAACAATAGCAAAAGCCAAGCCGTTCATTTGCCGACCACTACTTACCCATTCTTGACCAGACGGGCACCCATTAGCCGTACTCATTACCGCTGATGGTTGACTTGAACTATTTACAGGCGTGATAGTCCCAGTCTGTGAAGACGTATACAAATTAATGTATAAATGTCCACTAATAGAAGTATCGACATTGCCAGCGCCATCGGTAAGGCTTATAACTTTTGTATTGTCCGTTGCATCAAACGTGATAATTTGATCCTGATAATAAAACTGCGTTGGATTACCAGCCGTAGGTAAATTAAAAATAAACTGTCCATTTGGACTGATATTTGAAATTACCATTACATAGAACATTGATTGTTGATCTGTCGTCAACACCGCATCAACGAATCGTGCACCCGTATACGCATCACCATACACTAAAGGAATTCCAGCCGTAGGATCAGGAGGAACTTGTTGCCGTATATTATTTTGTTGAGTCTGTGGAACATTAGGAGCGAACACCCTTGACGCCACAATAGAAATAGCGAACGTAGCCGCCATCTGAGCACCCCAAGCCGGTATGCCAAGCTCAGGAGCAAAAAAAGCAACTGCCGCAAAAGCCGTTGCCTCAAAAATACTACTAAGAGAAAGGTTTGATAAATTTAAGAATGCCATTTTTTATCTCGTTTTAATCAACTAATAATCCAATTTTTAACTGGATTTTGTTGTGTTGACCCAATCACTTTTGAAGCACTTCCGTCCGTTGGTTTTGATCCAAAGTTAAAGTACGTTGAAGCAATAACCGGAACTCTATCCATACTTGAATCTGTAGGATATAAAAACCGCCAACTTGTAGGATTAGTTTTAATTCCAGCTATACGACTATCCAAAATCAAACGCATTGAAGCGGAGGAGATTACACACGTAACCGTCCTACTTCTTTTTGTTTCGTCGAATACTTCATTAACAGAAATGTTATTAACGATACCCTGATACCTTTGGAAGAATTGTTGCACTCCCCCAATAGTCTCGATTTGATTATTACTATCTAAAAACCCACGCCATAGCTTTACCGGACTACCTTTAATATTAGCCGCTAAAACAGTAAATACGATAGCTGGATCGAGCCCAGAAATACTAAATTTCAAATCGACACTACTAGCTTTTATATCCTGTTGAACGTCAGTTACACCCAAATATTGACCCATTCCGTAGAACGTAATTCCATTAACAGTTATATTTGAAGCCGCATTGCAAAAAGTAAAAGTCTGTTGCGCTTTACCAGTACCAGAGCCAGCCCCCGTAGCCGTAAACGTAACTCCCACAGTATTAGAAGATGCACCAACTGCCGTAAAATCAGTAGTACCTACTTGATAAATTACGTACGACTCACCGACTAAGAAAAATCCTGCATTAGTAGTTACCACCATCTGAATAAATTCAGCATACCTGATTTGACTAGAATTTAAAGCCGCTATTGCTGTGCTCATATTTAACCCGTAATGTATTCTCTAAAAACAAATGGACCCGACCACTCAACAAACGCACCGCTTGTCATTGGATTAAGTTTGTACGTAGGGCATTGTTCAGCCACCACATAGAACGAACAAGCATTACCAATAACCACAGGCGCAGACGATGAAGGTGAACCGATCAACGGTCTATTTATATTTACAACCGATCCAGATGAATCCGCAGTAACTTTATAAACGTACCCGTTAATTGAAATAAAGTCTCCAGCTTTAAACGTTCCATCTGAAGTTATATTTATAGTTTGACTATTAGGCGTAGGAGTCCCATTCAAGCTCGCAGTCGTAGCCGTTCCTTGCATAGCAGTAAACCACGAAAGTTGCGCAGTATTAAAAGTTATGTAATCTGGCAACTGTCTATCTAAATTGTCGATAGCCTGAATAATATTTCTGACTTGTGGATAGTACAAATAATTATTTGGAACCACAGTAAACACCCAAGGCACAGACGTTAAATACTGAGCCACAGAAATTTGACCTGATCTAGTAACTTGTTGTCCTACCGTTCTTCGGTTATTAACCGACATACTTGTCTGAATATTTAATATATCTTGAAAACCAGCCATTATGTTCTACTCCTTGTGGTTGCAATGTTCTTGGTCGCATATTGATTAGCCGCCCAAACTGCTCCCGAACTTCCGTAGATTCTTTCCTCGAATGATTTTGTATCAATTGCTTGAATGTTGTAATTGTTAATGGTTTGATTTGTACCGCCCATAGAGCCAGTCATATGATTTGGTATAACAGTAGACGCACCACGTGGTACGATTATTTCTGGACCATTCTCACCTACAACTGAAGCCTGACCTGCACTTAAATCACCACCTCCAGCACTAGCAGTACCGACTAATGTAGGAACGGCAGTCTCGACCGGAGCTGGACCACTACTTGTTTTAAATAAACTACCCAATCCAAAGAAATTTGAGAACGCATTAGCCGCCTTCATTGCTTGCATTTGAATCTGAATCTGAATCAATCCCAAAACAATGTTACGCACCAAATCTGCAAAATTTAATTTACCAGTCTTAGAAAAATTCTCTAGCGCAGAAGTCATCGAATTCATAACAAGATTGAACGAATTTCTACCAGCATCTGCCGCAGTCATCGCATTTTCTTGATATTGATTAAAAGCCTGAGTCCAACCAAATCCGAATTTTTCTTGTGCGATTTGAGTATCTTGCACGAATTCCTTTGTCATCTTTTCCTGCATTTTTGCAGTTAACATGATTTGATCTTGTTGTTTTTTATACGTAGCAATTAACTCTGCCCCACCCCTAGCCGTAGGATCAGTTTCAGCAATTTTTTTGTTAATGCTATCTATAACTTTATCTCGTTCATTTAGCACTTTGTTAACAGCGTCCTGAACTTCTTTTTCTTTTTTAGTTTGCTCAGTACCAGCCATTTTTTGCTTTAATTCTTCGTACGCTAACCTTGATTGATCCTCATACGTAGCCGACAACTGCTCAGCCATTAACAATTGTTTTGCATAGCTATTTACGACTGTTCTTTCCGCATCACCATTTGGACCCTTAGTCCCTACTCTTTTATTTGCTTCATCAATTTTTTGAAGTGACGCAACATACGTATCCGAATCTTTAGACCATTCAGACGTAAAGTCGTTTAAATTATCAGTTAACTGCTTGAAGAAAGTCCCTTGCGTATAACTCCGATAGTCGAATAACGCATATAAATCTTTTGCTAACAGTTTTGTAATACTCCAAAAATGCTCAAGCGCAGTTAATGAAGCACTTACAAAATCCCCAATAATTTGAGCACCGGTCTTTAAAAAGTTAAAGAACTTTTCCATCATCCCAGTATTTTTTGTAAATATGTCGTACAACGCATTTAACGTAGGTATAAAAGCATTTGTAAAATTCAGCGTTAGATTTTTACTTGTAGCGTCCAGCTTCAAGCTCAACTCATGAGCCTGCTCTACTGCACCAGCATACTTGTCCATCGTGCCTTTATTTTCTTCCATGGTTTTTGCTAAACCAGTAAGATCGACACCTTTTATAGATTTACCCAAAGTTTGGAAAGCCAACCCATTACGCTCTGCCGCATCTTTCATGTTTCCGAGCGAATTAATAGTTTTCTCAAATAAATCTTGCTCCGACAAATGACGCAAATCATTAAGTGTTATTCCTAACCTTGCAAAAGAATCTTGCGCCCTTGCATTACCCTGAATAGCCGACTCTAGCTTTGCAGTAAATCCAGAATAGACACGACTTGTATCATCTGCATGACCTCCGTTTTCCTCCAAAGCCTTAGACAACTCTAAAACTGAAGCCGTAGCCACATCGTTAGCTTTTGCAGTCTCAACAATCTTATTTGAAAACTCCATTGCGGCATGAGTCATTTCTACAAAAGCCGCCACCGACAATGCTTCAGGCAAATATTCTGCTAATTCTTTTAGAGATTTTTTAGCTTCCGAAATTCCTTTTTTGAATTCCGTAGTATCTAAACCGAGTTGAGCACCTAAGCCAGCGATTATTTGTGCCATTACTTACCCTCGAAAAAATGTGTTGGAGCGTCCGGATTTATAAACGCAAATGCTAATAACCGTTGGCTTACAAGCTCTTTTTTTTCTTCCTCACTTAGCGGAGGGTTTATGTAGTCATAAGCTCGTGGAATTATATCGCCTAGTGTATATGGAGCCTTTCCGCTTGGCAACATTTTATTAAACTGTCCAGCCGTCAGCGTTCCTAGCACTTCTAAAATGCCACGATTCCCAATTAGACCATCGGCATACATAATGCAAATGTCTATAAAAACGCCTTCGTCAACAGAATCAGGGTCAGTACCGTGCGCAGTTAAATACGCCTTGACTTGTCTCCGTACTGACCCGACTATTTTCCCTTGTTAGCCGTATAGTTAGGAGAGATGCAATTAGCTATCTGCTCGATCAATTCAAGCTGAATAGCAAAAGGGAATAATTCTTCAATATCTTTATAAGCCACCTTACTCATGTCGAAATCTTTGTTATCAGGCACTAACAAGCGCACGAACTCCGTAATTCGATTTTCAGTAATTAGCTTATTTTTAGCCGTATCTCTTAACGACTTATCTTTTATCAAAATATCATTTTCAAGATATTTAACTTCTGGATCATCTTTGTATTTATCACGATCCTGAAACTCTTTAGTCAAATCCTCATAATACTTTTGCACGATAGTTTCATCGACTTCTTTAAGCCGTTCATACATAGCTTCGATCTCCACGGTAAGCGGAACTTTTACCTTAAAAGTATGTTTACCGAGTTGAAACGTCCTTGTTCTAAGAGCATCTTTATGCTCCATGAATTTAGAGCCAAAAGCATTTGCGAGTTGATTCATGTTTTATTTTCCTATTGTCATGTGTCGAGATTTATATTTTAATAAAGCATTTTTTAAAGAATCAGCCAATGAATCCGTTATCTTTACCGCATTACTTTCTAATGCAGGACGAATAAACGGCATCCCTTCGCCTTTTCTCCATCTAGCCGTACCGAACTCAATAGCCCATGCCCTAGCATCCGAGTGCATGTGCTCTTTTTTTCCAGTCAATTTGTTTTTAAATTGTTTACTCAGTAACCTTTTTTGACCATCATCATCTGGTACGAACTTGTGTCCCGGAGCCACAGTTAACCGCGCAATCATAATCATTGTCGGACTAGAGTATTTTGAATGCTTATCTTTAGGCGTAGGTTTTCTAGCCTCAATATGTAACGAATTAATTAATTGCCCAGTATTAATATTATCGTTTTCTGTTAACAAATTTCTTGCCGTCACTAATGCAGGTTTCATTGCATCACGCATTGCGTTTTGCAAAATCTTCTTTGCATCTTTCTCACCGAAATCGTCTTCTATCTCAGAAAGTAAATCCTCGAACTCCCTGAATCCGTTCCATTGAATCTTAATGTCGACACCTTTAGTGCCTGCATCATTAATGTACGGCATTAATTCAGACTCCGAATAACGATCCGTTTAAAAATATTATTGTTTAAATCTAATACGTAATCAATGACTTGCTCTGGCGTAAGAGTGTCCGCATGATTGCGAGCGATCTCATACGCCAGATTTATTGTCAATATTTTTTGTTGCGGAAATCCGAACCAGTCTTTTTTTCCAGTATCGGATTGCGCTATCAAATAGCCTAGCAAGTCACTATTATTTTGTATTATCGTCATTATTTTATGTATTATTAGACCAGCCGTACTGATTGCCACGTGGGTGAATACTAAATGTGCATTTAGCTTCAGCATTTGGAGCCATATCAATGTCGAACTCAGACACACGACCCGTAAACGCATAAGCGATTGTGTTAGTGCCGTCAGAAGCCGCAATAACAAAAGTACGATCGATAGTACCGTTATATGCGTCTGCACGCATCAACAACAATCCTGCATCGCTAGGATTCCAAGCCGCAGTAATCACCATTGAAGTTGGCTTAGACTGTGTAGGAATAACGTCCGATTGTCTTGATCCAGCTACCGCAAAGTTTGCGCTTGCATCATCTTGACCGAACTTAGGAATAGATTCAACTAGCAATTGCTCGCCACTTGATCCAGTACCGCCAACTACAGTACCTACGATACCAGCCACTTCGCCCGTCCATGTAGACAATTGTGTGAGAGTCAATGGAGTAGGAGTCGCACCAGTTTGACACCAGAGCGACGCTTGAAAACCTGCTAACACTTTATTTGGTAATGCCATGATTTAACCCTTCAAAAGAAAATGAACAAAAATATTGTTTTGTTTTATCAACACGGAATGTCCATTCGACAATCTAATATTATCTGGTTTAATTTTACCGTATCGTCATACGTGTTGTATAGCATCGAAATGTCCATTTTTGCAACATATATGCCGGCAAAACTCCCTTTTACCCCGAATTGCCCAGAGTAACCGTGCAATGCCTGAATAATCGTATTTGCAATACCAAAACAATCATTCTGATCTTGCGCAAAAACTGTAGTTTGAAAAGTCGGGGTATCAATACCTTTGTTAGATTGTGTCTGCCCAGTATATACGGGTTGATGCACATTCCGCAATTGCCAAGTAACGAACTTAGGCGTAGTAGCAAAATTCCTATTGAAATTAGCCGTCACAGCCACAGGCGAAACAGTAGACGCCAAACCATTTTGAATGGCCTGAGCATAATCAAGAATGCTTTGTTGGATAGTCATACTGTTGTTGTTGGATCGTTTCTATAGCAAAGAAGCGTCACATTCATGCGGTCGTTAGACTCCATCACGTCTGTAATACGCCAATCGAAATTGCGCCAAAAAATTGAGTACAGGTTTTGATTATCGACTATTTCCTTCATCCAAGGCGTATAGTTAACAGTCAACCTAACCAAATCCGAATAAATACGATCGTCTTTATTAATAGAAACGGCGTTTTTTACATCCTGCACCCGAGCACGAGAGTCAAACCATTTAGTAATAGTCGTAGTCTGTTGCCCAATAGCGTCCACGCCATTAGCTACTCGATTTACAGTTATGTTTTCGTACCGTGCTATTGCCATTACATCACCAAAGGCTTGTACGGTCTAAGCAAAGTCTGCGCCCCGTATGGAATTTCTTTCAAAGTCCCATTAAACGTGTTTGAACGATTATTGTATAAATGAGTAAGAATCATTAAAGCCGCTTGCTTAATCACAGGATAAGCCGCATAAGGACTAGCCCCAGTAGTATATAAAACGACAATAGGATTAGTCATTGCCTGATTTACTTCATCCGGAATGCCATTACAAATGACCTTATTACCAGTCATATCGTAAAAATACATTGACGGGTCGAGCACCGTATAAACCGGAGGTGTACTACTAGACCAGTACGCTACTTCGTCAATCGTAACACCAGCCCCGTACTGTGACCCTTGACTAACTTCAGGCAAATCTAAATTAACCTGCGTACCCGTCATTCCGTTCCATGCGCCATAGTAAACACGATACTGAATCGGGAAAATAGACATACCGAGAAAATCCTCGATCGTCATCCTAGTCGCTAACTCCAGCCCTAGCAAGTAACTATCTTGCGATTCATCACCGAATAAATTCAGTTGATTCGTTATTTCGTCCAGCGTTAGCCATGCAGTCGATACATCACGATCGACCTGCTCCACTTTCTCATACGAGAACGGGTTACGGGTCGTACCTAAATACGGACCATTCGTGTAGCTATCTAATGCCATTTTTAACCTTTAAGTCGATAAACGCACACCACCGAACACGTCACGAATCGTAGAACATACTCGCTTTTCAGCGAACAATGTCATAAAGCCCGGAGTCGATTGCTCAAACCATTGGAATGACATTAATTCATTATCCGCAATAGTTACGAATCTTTCCCAAGCCGCCAAGTAAATTGGCAATTTTCCAGAACCGATTTGATCCATGTAGGGATTAGGAATAACCGCATGACCAAAAATGTTACCCACAGAATAACCTTCTTTTTCACCAATGTCTAAAAACAAAGGCAATCCGTTTGAATCTTTTAATTCACGCAAATAAGCAATCGTATTTGGGTGCATCATCCAAGCAGTAGAAGGTAAATTGTAATATTGAGGAGGTAAAGCCTGATACAAACCAACCACGTCGTTATAAACAATTGTTCCACCAGTAGCAGATGAATTTGTTAATACCGTATGAATTCCATTAGTCAAAGCTGGACCATTAGAGCCAAAAGCCGCACTTGATCCACTTGTATAACTATTCAATCCACGCAATCCATAAACACCACCATACGTAGTTGTGCTTGATCCAGATTGATCGTTATTAAACATCATAGACAACGCTTCTTGTTGCGCAAACTCTAAAGCGACGTCCGATAAAAGCGTTTCATTTAAATTATTTACATCACTCAAAATAGCCGTACGCACAGGTACTTGAGCAACCACCGCTTGCACCGCCAACTGCCAAAATGAAGTTGCAGTATTAGGAGTGCCTAAGTTAGCAGTAAAAGAGTATCCCCAAGGGTTAGTTGGATTGGTCACGTTACCAGTTTTCACAACGAAAGCCTGATCCGATCCAATCGTAGAAATTGTTCTCGCTCCAGCCATACGAATAGGATTCGCATAACGTAAAGCCGCAAAAGCATCATCGTAAATTACACGTCCACCAACACCCGACCCTGAGCCAGTTAATGCTGATGATTCGTTAATATTAACTGTTACTTTCTCGTCTTTTTTAAGAGACTTTCTGATTGCTTCAAGGATGATGTTCATGAATTTTTTTCCAAGTCAAAAGTTAAAGAAAACGGGAGGGAATTTCTTCCCCCCCAGTTTCATTTAGGTCGCTGTAGCCGTCGAGCGATAGCGAATAATGGAGAATGGATCCATTACAGATGTAGCCAAACGTTTCTCACCATAGAAAGTGATGTAACCTGGCAATGTTTGATCGTAGCGACGTAGAACCATATTCAAACGATCCACGATTGTGTGACCACGTTGCCAGTCACCGAAGTACATTGGGAACAAAGATGTAGTACCCGGAGTCGAAGTCGAACTATCAGGACTATCCATGTACTTGTTAACCACAACGTCAAAGCCCATGATCTGACCAACGATACCCTCGTACACCATTGGAGCCATACGCTCGAAAATTGGTGTTCCGTTAGCATCTTTCAAACCACGAATTTGAGCCAAGAACAATGGATTAATCATGAACTTTGCAGTTGGAGTCCAGTATTCTTGTGGCAACAAGTGAATGAATTCAACGATATCTTGATAAGTCACGTTAGCCGCACCAACACCAGCACCGTTAGTTGTCAACTGGTCGTACGTAGCAAGTGAAGCCAAGCCAGATGTAGAACCAGTACCTGACGAGCCGAAAGCCGCAGTCGTGATTGTTCCACCGGTATAACTTGCATTAGCTCCAGCATACTGATTCAAACCACGCAAACCATTTGTACCACCGTAAGTATTAGGTGTATCTGTCTGGTCGTTATTTTGAATCATTGACTGGCCTTCAACTTGTGAAAACTCCATCAACATATCGTCAACTACGTTTGCCTCTAAACCATCAATATCATCCAAAGCCGCAGTACGGATTGGGAATTGAGTGTTCAAATCTTGCAAAGTCAATTGCCAAATGTTCGTGTTTTCAGTTGTGGGTGAACCGTTATTTTGAACGGCATAGCCCCACGTAGCGCCAGCGTTACCAGTTTTGGCACGGAACTGATATGTAGCGCCTTCCGTAGTTACGTTTCTAGACAAACCACGCATTGGGTTTAACAGACGCAACTTGTGAAACACGGGATCGTAAGCAGTACGACCACCAACGCCAGCACCGCCACCAGTCAAAGCTGAACTCTCGTTCAAATATGCTTGGTATTGCTCATCGCTCTCGAACATCTTAATCTCTTTCTCAAGAGACTTTCCTTTTTTAACAAATTTAGAGAGTTGCTCTCTAACCATTTTGTTAACATCACCACGCACGGTTTTCTCGGGCTTGATGAATGAAGGAACGCTGATTTGTGAAATCTTAGCTTCTAGAGCCGCAATTTTCTCAACGGTTTCGTTCTTAACTTCCTCAACTTTAGCTAAAGTCTCGGTCTTTGCTTCTTCGATTTTGGTTGCGTTTGCAACTTCAATCGCATCAACTTTTTCCAGAATTTTTTCTACTGACATGATTTAATCCTTAATAAGACGCTTTGATAATGCTTTCAGCAATTCCCTTTGCTCTAAAGCAATCAGAATCGCATCGGCCTCGTTTACCACCGCATCAAGCTCACCTTGATTTGGCGTTTCTTCCACTTTGTTTTTTGGCGCATCACGCGATTCCAAAACTTTGCGGAAAACCAAAGATGCGGTGGTCGCATCCTTCCTTGAAAAGCCCGCCTCACGCAAGGCTTTTTCAATCAATCGAGGGTTTAACTTACCCTCAGAATCAAAATATTCCAATTGCATAACTTCAGCCGCAGGATTATTTGGGTACATCACGACTGACACCTCACGCAATCCACCTTTAGTGATTTGGAAATATGCTTCATCATCTGAATCAATATCTGGCCAACCATCTGGACCCATTGGGAATGCTTCACCAGTTGAATCTACATATTGCGCTTCGTCAGCATAAGCACCAACGGACACGCCACCGAAAAGGTTAGGAGATTCTTTTAATACATTATATAAATCTGATCCACCGACCGTACTTAGATATAAACGACCTTCTGCCGTCATACCTGTTTTATCAAAATTGAATTCGTTCCATTCACCGACTGGCATCCCCATGTCGTTATGATTTAAGAACATTGGCAATGGTTTGCCAGCACTAGAAAACTCATTAGCCCAATCCATGAAACCCTCGGGCTGATAGTTAAACTTACGCCCGTCTTCGCCTTCTCTTGGCCCCCAAGTCGTAACCCGTGCAGAAATCTTGCCACTAGGTTCGCTGTTTTTTGGGTCTGCCTTTTCGTTTAGGCTTAACTTCGCCTCGCAGATCAGATTCATTTGTTTCATTGATCACCCCATTATGTATAGATAAATTAATGTCTTGTATTGTAGGGTTTTTTCTATCAATTTGCGGTAGTGTAACACCACTCGTTTTGATTTGTGAAGTGAGAACCCGTATTATTTTGTGTTTTACTGACATATTACGTTTTTCCGATATTCATCTTTCGAGTTTGATTACCTCCACCGCCTCCCGTATCTTGCGGACTTGATCCAGCAATAGGATCGATTTTTGCACCTTTACCACCAATAGGAACATTGGTTTTTGAAATCCCCATTGGATCAATAGCAGGTAAATCATCACCGCCTTCGACCTTTTGCATATTCAAATATTCCCTTGCTTCGTTAGGCGTAAAAATACCAGCAGATACGCCAGCCGTGACAAAATTCATTTGATCGAGAGCCGCACCCTTCAAAAAGTCTTTTGTATCGAACCGAATATAAAGGTTAGGGTATCCACGTAATAAACTTTGCTTGAATTTTTGCTCAATATTAATGACCATCGGGTACATTTTGGTCTTGTAGAACTCATCCAATAAAGTCTGCGTATTATTAAATTTACCAGTCTCCAGCCCCAACATTTGAGCCGGTACTCCGAATAATGCACAAATACGCTTTGTAGTTTGATCTTTTAATTTAGCGCAATCAGCATCCTGCAAGGTCAAAGGTTTTAAAGCCTCGTACTTCATACCCTGATCGAGCATAATAGATTGTCCCGGCTTTGATTGATCCGTAGGACGTGAGCCAGTCATAGATGACCACGCTTCTTTTAGCCTTGCCGCAATTTCCTTAAATTTTGCATCCGGAATTACCTGATCCGTCATAAACATACCGCTTGGCTTTGCGCCATTTTGCATAATGTAATTTGCGTACAGGTCGATATCAGTATCCAGCCCCACCAGCTCGGTTGCCAAAATACCCTTGTTAAAACCAGCCGAACCTTGCCACGGTGCCTCAGTTACGTGAATAACTTGATGAGCCAGCAACGGCTCGTCTTTATTAAATCCATAACTAGGAGTTGATAACCGATACATCGGATAACGTAATTCCGTCATTTGAACAGTAATCAAAGTTGCATCGAGGTTATACATCTCGATTGGAGTTTGCATTGAATCCTGCTGATCTTTTCTAAACAGTAAAGTAAAAGTCTCACCAGCCAGCTCGTGCCACATCGCCCATTGATACCAAAACTCATATTGATTTTGGAAATTATTCGGCTCTTGAAGTAAATTCAAAATTTGTTTGGCTTTTGCTTTATCCCTAACGCCAGCATTACTAGACTGCAATACATCCTCAAACGTACCATCGTCCAGCTTATACATAATTGACACAGAACATTGCGCCAAAGCCCTAGCAATCACACCAACGCAAGACATAATTGTCGAATTTCTCGACAAAACCGACATATCAACGATTCTTCCAGCATTAGTTGTGCTCGAAGTCGTGACATACAATAATTGAAAGTTTGAACCTTGTTGAGTCTTCGGAGTCTGCCTGACAATCTGATTACCAAGCTGTGTTTGCCCGAATAAAGTGTTACTTTCTTTCGTATTTTTCCGCTTAAAAATATCAAAGATTGCCATTTTTTACCCCCATTTTTCTAACATGGTATCATTAAAATGTTCTAAATCCAAATGAATTTGATACATAGGGGTTATCCAGACTGCAATGAGCCGCAATAATCATCGAAATGATACCGTCCACCTTAGCCGCTTTATCAGCTTCATTTTTTCTAACCTTAATATTTCCATTAACGTCCGTATAGCATTCGCAATTACCCAGTTGCCATCCTAAAAACGGATTGCCGTCATGTTTAATATTCTTATTCATAATCATTTTTTCAATGAATTTACTAGGATTATTCAGCACCGCCATACCTTGACCGACCTTTTTAACCGGCATACCAGCATCATGCAAACGAGCCACTAAAGATGCGGCGTTATACGCATCGTATCCAATTTCCTTAATATCGTATTTTTTAGCTTGCTGATTAATAATATATTCGCTGATTTCTCTATCATCCATCACATTACCCTGAGTCAATTTTAAGATGCCAGAGTCAATAGCCACTTTAAAAATGTCTAAATAATGCTTTGGAATGAAATTCAATCCTTCTTCGGGTAGAAAAAATTGCCATTCCGCTTCGTAGTCAGTCTCCCCATACCTTCTCAAAGTACAAACTGAATTCAAATCTCGGGTTGCCGCCAAGTCAAACCCCATGAATACTGCTTCTGGGTCTTTTCTAGGAACAATAATATGACACGCAGGATCGTCCCAATATTGCCTATCCAGCCAAGCCGCATTTGCAGAAACCCAGACATTCAAGGTTTTGCATAAAAACTCATTGAGCACCGCAGGTTTGTGTTTTGCTTCCTCTGCCCTTTGTGCAATCGCTTCATCGAAAACCGATATTCCGTGCATCGGGTTAGCCTTTTTCCAGCTCGTCGGCTCTCGCCAATCATCCCCCAAATCCAGCCCATAAAGCAAACCGAACCATCTTGGATTGTCCGTAGCTTCTCCCCTAAGCATTGACTGATACATCGAAAAATCTTCGTAAAACTTTGTATCCTTTGTAAATGACGCAGTTGTAATATAAACCTTTAAAGGATTCTGCCTAGCAACCATACCAGAGTGAAGCACCTCAATCGAATTACGATCCACAATCTGAGCCGCCTCGTCCACAATTACACAACTTGGATTTTTACCGTCACCCGTCTTTTTAGTATCCCTACTCAAAGCCTTAAACATCGATTGCGAGTCTCCACGCTTACCGATCATGTACTTAGAAGGATTAAAAAGATTAGCCAAGTCTTTTGGCATAGCTTCAATAAAACCCTTTGAAGCATCAAAAACAATTGTCGCTTGCTCTCTGCTGGTCGCCAGAGTAAAAACCTCTGGTCCCGTATCTCCGAAAATAAGCTCGTACAAAGCAATTACGGCAGTTAAAGTCGATTTGCCGGCTTTTCTAGGAATGAACAAAATCACATCCGTGACCATTCTTTTGGTCAAATCCTTTTTGCTCCTAAACCCATAAACGGCACAAATAAGCAAAATCTGAAACGGCTCGAGCTGGATTGCATCTCCAGCTTGCGGACCCTTTGTATGACTCAGCGTTCCAGCAAACTGCAACACGTGAGCCGGAAACCGCTCATCGAATACATATTCCCATTCTTTATTTTCTAGCTGATTTAAAAATCTCTGACACGCTAACCGAACATCATTGCAGACGTTAATCTCACCCTTAGCCACGGCATGCGCATACGTTATCCCACTTTCTATATTCATTGAGCCAGCGGTCCTTTAAGGAATTGAGCCACGGGCGAATTTTCCTCAGTCTTCCCAGAAGATAACCGACTTCTTGGAGTTAGCCCTAGCTCATTCATAAGCTGAATAATTAAAGTCATGGTCTTGTTACGCACCGACAAAAATGGATTTGGACCAATCGTCTGACCATTGTTAAAGCTGGTAATAATTCCTCGCTTCTTAATTCCCTTCGTGCATTGCACGTACGTCTCAATATGATCTGCCAGCATAGCCAAAGTATGTTTGTCTTGGTCGTTTCCGATTCCATAGACTTCATACAAAAATTCTGCCGTCTCCTCAATGAATTTACTCTTGTCCCACGCATCAGGGTTATCCACCCATTCAGCCTTGGGAATTCTCTTTTTTAAATTGTCAGGCAAAAGCATGTGATTGTTTCGACGAGACGTTGTACCGTCAACCACGTGAAGCTCTGGAGGTTTTCGATTCATTTTTTTTCGCTTTTTTTAATAAGTTAGGTAATATCGGGTATCATATGGACTAACCCCCCAAACGTCAAATTACTTTGCACGAATTTAGT